TGATGAGTTTGCTTTATTATTAGCTGATCCTGAAGTTAAAGTATTAGAACATACTGAGTACGAAATAGACAATGAAGAATCATTAGTTGAAGCACAAAAGTTTATCATGGATAGAGGAATGCCAGGAGATGTAAAATCATCTGGTAAACTACATGATGTTGTAGTTAATAGAATGAATAAAAAAGGTCAGGTCAAAATTGAGAATGTACCACCTGAAGAATTTTTAATATCACGAAGTGCTAAAACAATTGAAGATGCACATTTTACAGCACACAGAAAATTTCTTACAAGATCAGAATTAATAGAAATGGGATTTGATCCTGAAATAGTTAAAGACTTACCTACTGATAACGATCAAAGATATAGTGAAGAAAGAACTGCTCGATATGATGACTTAGATTATAACTCATTGAACGAGCATTCAGCAGCAGAAAAAGCTAATGAAGAAATACTAATATACGAATGCTACATCAAGCTTGATGAAGATGAAGACGGAATTGCAGAATTACGAAAGGTTACTGTAGCAGGCGACAGCTCATATAATATCTTAGACAATGTGCCTTATGACAGATGCCCATTCGTAAGCATAACACCTATTCTAGTACCACACAGGTTTTATGGTAGATCTGTTTCAGAACTTGTTGAAGATGTACAATTAATTAAAAGTACAATTATGAGACAGTTGTTGGATAATATGTATCTAACAAATAATAACCGAGTCGCTATTATGGATGGTCAAGTAAATATTGATGATCTATTAACAAACAGACCTGGAGGAGTTGTTAGAACAAAACAACCACCACAATCAGTTATACAACCTTTACAATCACAGCCATTGAATCAACAGGCTATGCCATTGTTAGAATACTTGGATGTTGTTAGAGAACAAAGAACAGGTATTACAAGATACTCACAAGGTATGGATGCTGACTCATTAAATAAAACAGCAAGTGGAATTAATCAAATATTAACACAAGCTCAATTAAGAGTAGAACTTATTTGCAGAGTATTTGCTGAAACAGGTATTAAGGAACTATTTAATAAACTATTAGAAGTTGTAATTAAATATGAAACGAAAGAAAAGATCATTCGTGTAAATGAACAGTATGTAACAATGATGCCTATGGAATGGGCAAACAAATGTAACATTAATGTTCAAGTAGGTTTAGGAACAGGTAGTAAAGAACAAGAACTAGGTATTCTAAATAATATTCTTGAAAGACAACTGCAAGCAATTAACTTACAAAAATCAGCAGCAGGACCTATGGTCAATCTTAGAAATGTACATAATACATTAACTAAATTAGTAGAAGCTGCTGGTCTGAAAAATGTTGAAACATACTTTACTGATCCAGTTATTGGTGCTGCGCAAATGCCACCACCACAACCACCTCAACCTACAGAATTTGAGAAGGTAACACTAGCTCAAGTACAAGGTGAAAATCAACGGAAGATACTTGATACTCAGATAAAAGAAAGAGAACTTGAGTTGAAAACACAAGAAATGATATTAAATTTTGAAACTAGAATCAAAGAACTAGAAGCTAAATATCAAATGTCTATTGACAGTAATGCAATAAAAAGAGAAAGTGATCTTACAAGAAAAGAACCCACTAATCAATTAGGAGACATTGGTCAAGAAACTGTAAAGCAACAACAACAATTCTTTGATCCTAAAAATCAATAATGGATGAACACGCATTAAATAAAGAACTATCCAAAGGCTCTAAAGCCAAAACAATATTAGAAGACTCATTATTTATTGAGACCTTTGAAACACTCAAAGATACCTATACAAATCAAATAATGAATACTTCCTATAAAGATTCAGAAGCAAGAACTGCTATCTGGGTAGCCTATCATCAGTTGGATAAGGTCAAAGACCACCTAACTGAAATAATGAATACAGGCAAACTTGCCTCTAGACAATTAGAGGATATCAAAAAACTAAAATAGGAGGACTATATGTCTGATGCTGAACAGCAGCCAACCACGGTAAGTGGAGCTGCAGATACGATTAAGGGTTTGTTGAACCAATCAGCCGACAATCAACAAGCACCAACTGAGACCGAAACGGTTGCAGAAGAAACACCAATGCAAGTTAGCGATGAACCTGTTGAATCAATAGAGGAAACATTAAATCCTAGCGACATTCCATACAAAGACGCATTGTCAGAGGAAAGTACTGAAGTATCTGATGAAGAAACGAGTACACAAGAAATTTCTGAGGAGCCTATATTCCCTGTCACTATTGACGGACAAAAATATGAGGTTAACCAACAAGAACTTATAAATGGATATCAAAGACAAGCCGATTACTCACGAAAAACTGAAGAACTCTCAATTGAAAGAAAACAACAAGAGGATCAGTTAACTCGTGATAGAGAGAGCGTTCAATCTCAAATGGGTAATTTAATTCAATTAGAACAATCCCTAAGATCTCAACTTGATGCAGAAATGCAGAGTATAGATTTTGATAAAATGTATGAGGAAGATCCTGTACAAGCATCTCGCTTACAGTATCAAATGCAGAAAAGGCAAAAAGACCTAGAAGCAGCTCAACAAAAGATCATATCTTCTCAACAGCAAGATTATACTAAGTATGTTGCTGAACAAGAAAAACAGATGTTTTTAAAAATGCCTGAAATGAAAGATCCAGCTAAAGCTAGTGTTGTTAAAAATAACATGAAGGAGTATTTAGCAGATCAAGGATATCAGGCACAAGAAATAGCTGGTTTAACAGATCATAGGATGTTGTTAGTTTTAAGAGATGCAATGGCTTACCGAAAACTGGTAAAATCAAAACCAGCGTTAAGTAAAAAAGTTGCTGATGCACCAAGGGTTGTAAAACCTGGAATGGCAAAAACTAAAAATGAAAAATTACAAATTGCAAAGAGTGAGCGTGTTAAGCGTCTAAGAAAATCAGGTAGCGTAAGAGATGCTGCTGCTATTTTTAGACAATCAATTAAAATCTAATAAAAGGAGCTTATAATGGCACAACCAAGTAATTTGTATGATACATACGATACTACTGGTATTAGAGAGGATTTGGTCGACATAATTTATAATATTAGTCCATCAGAGACTCCAATACTTTCAGCAATTCCTAGAACTGCTGCAAAATCAACTAAACACGAATGGCAACTTGATAGTTTAGCTGCACCTGCTGCTAACTCTGTAATCGAGGGTGACGAAGCTACTACAGATGCATTAACTGCAACTACAAGAGCTTTTAACTTTACTCAGATTATGGATAAAGTAGTAGCACTTTCTGGCACTCAATCAGCGGTAGATGCTGCTGGTAGAGCTGACGAAATGAGCTATCAAATCGCTAAAAAATCAAAAGAACTTAAGAAAGATATGGAATTTGCCCTTATTAAAGGTCAAGTTCAAGCTGCTGGCGATGCATCAAACGCTAGAAAATTAGGATCAATCCCTACATGGATTAAAACTAATGGTGATGCAGGATCTGGTGGAGCTTTATCTACTGGCTCTGGTACAGACTTACCTAACTCTGGTACTGACAGAGACCTTACTGAAACAATTCTTAAAACAGTTGTTAAAGAGGTTTATGAGTCAGGCGGAGAAATGGATATGTTAATTGTTCCACCATCTGTGAAACAAACTATATCTGGTTTCAACGCTAACACTACTAGATTTGGACAAGCAGATTCTAAAGTTGAGTATGCAGCTATTGATGTTTACTCATCAGACTTTGGTGATTTGCAAGTTGTTCCAAACAGAGTTATGGCAACAACAAGTGAAAGTAATGCATTCCTAATCCAAAGAGATATGGCTGCAGTTGCTTACCTAAGAGACTTTTCAGTCGCTGATCTTGCAAAGACTGGTGATTCTGAGAAGAAACAACTCTTAGCTGAGTACACGCTTGAAATGAGAAACGAAGCCGCACACGGTATTCTTCTCGACATCAACCAATAATCTAAGTGAGGGGGGGCAACCCCCCTCTTTAGAATCATTCTAAGGAACATTATGTATTATAAATTAACAGGAACAGTACAGAAGGTAGACTACACAGCTAGTGCTGCAAACAGTTCAGCTATATCTGCACAATGTAGATATGTAAGATTGTATGCAACAACTGATTGTCATATATCAATTAGCAATCCTGCTGTAACAGCAACTGCTGCTATGACACCATTGGCTGCAAAAGACTTTGAATACTACAAAGTATCACCAGGTAATATTATATCTGTGATTAGATCTTCTGGTAACGGTTCATTATATATTTCAGAATTATCGGAGTAACCATGACTGATTATAAAGCACCTACTACATTTAAAGTTGGAACTACACAAACTGTAGCTGTTGGCAGCTCAAGTGCTGCAACATCTAATGCTTTCAACGGACAAACAAGAGAAATAAGAATTGTAACAACTGTTGATGCTTATGTAGAAATGAACGCAGCTTCACCTACAGCAACATCATCTAGCATTATCGTTCCTGCATTTACACCAGAATATTTTAGAGTTACTCCTGCAACTAAAGTTGCTGTATTAAGAGTTGGTTCTACTGATGGAACAGCAAGAGTAACAGAACTTGCACAATGACCATTGCTACTAGATTCTCACATAGAGGACAAGATAGATATAGAGATAGAAGAACAGATACACCTAATGATAATATAAAATTAGAAGATGGAACATATCTGCTTATACAAGCAGGAGACAATATTAAAATAGAACAGGCAGTAGGTACTGTCTTTAGTGGCAGACCAATATCTAACTAATGGCTCGCAAAGCTAAAAGTTATACTGAACATGAATCTGGACCAAAGAAAAGAACTTCTATTGGACAGAGTATAAGGTCAAGACCAAAGAATAAACATAAAAGAAGAAGTTTTAAAAAATACAAAGGTCAAGGAAAATGACTTTTAAAGAGCTAGTAGAGCTACTTAAACTTAAAGAAAAACAAAGCAAAAAGAAAAAAAGGAATAAACATGGCAGACAGCAAGATTAGTGAATTGACAGCATTGTCTACACCAGCAGATGATGATGTATTAGCTATTGTAGATACAGATGCAGGACAGACAAAAAAGATAACAGCAGTTAATTTAAAATCTTATGCTGGAACTTCGACAGAAGCATTGCAAGATATTGTTGGTGCTATGTTTA